CCTTCGCGGCTAATTGTTTCGCATACTCTTCAAGTGGCACACCTAATCTTTTAGAAATTGCTACCTGTGAAGGTGTGAGTTTCACAGTTTTTCTGCGTCCTTTTGTGGCCGGACGTTTGGCACTTGCTACGTTCTGCGTCGGTGCAGTTGTCGTAGTTGACTCCACATTATCAAATTTATGTGGGAATTCAAGTCTTATTCGCTTGTCAACCTCAGAATAATAGTCATCTGTTTGTGGGTCAAATCCTTCGTCTTCAACTAGCTTTTTATGTATGTCAAATGCAGTGTAAGTCATTGCATTATCTGTACCAAACCATGGGTTTTTCTGCGCCCATGCATCTGCTCTAGGGTCTACTGGAGCAGGTTGTTGCTGTTGTTGAACTTGTTGCTGTTGTTGAACTTGTTGCTGTTGTGCAACTTCTGCAGGCAAGTTTTCTTGCATTTCCTTAATCCTTGCTAGTCTAGTTGCATCCATTGACAGTTGTGCAAGCTCAGTTTGAGCAGCGACTTGCGCCTCTACATCACCTGCATTAATAGCATTTGCTAATTTACTCTTTACAGCGTCAATGTTTGTAGTAACTCTTTTTTCAAATTCATGATTGTAAGAACTGTCTAAAGTTTTATATTTGTTTCTTAACTTTTCAGCTTCTTGTTTTTGATTTTGTGCATAAGTAATAGCTTCTTCCTTTTGTCTTTCAGCTTCCCTCATTTTACGAGTTAGCTTAGCTATTCTTTTTTGTACTCCCTCTGAATACTCACCAAGTTCGTCTTTTGGTTTTTCTTCAACAGGTGCTGTTTCTACAGCTTCTTCTTTTACTTCTTCAACAACTATTTCTTCAGCTGGTGTTTCTTCAACAGGTGCAGCATCTAATTCAATTTCTGTTTCCTGTTCATCGGTTTCACCGACATCTATTTTATCTTCTTGCATAGATTATCCTCCTCTATGATTTACATTGCGTGAATAAGATCTTCAGGATCTTCTATAGTCCCTAGTATCTCATCATCGTTTAACATTCTTATCTCACCACCATCAATCTGCATACGTGATCCTGCATATCTTGCAAAGACCACCCATTGTTTTTCTTTGCACCATGGTCCTGTCGGATATTTTTCTTCATCCTTGTAACAGAGATCACCCATCTTTAGTACATATCCAACTTGCGTTGCTACACGTGCTTTGTCTAATGATTCTTGTGCAATAATAATTCCGCCTTCAGTTTTTTCTTTAACTTGAAAGGGCATAACAAGTATACGCCATCCTGTAGGATGTGGTAACTTATCTAGATTTGTTTCTTGAGTTTCTTTTTTAGCTTCTTCAGCTTCTTCTTTATACTTATCTTCTAATGCGTGCGATGTTTGTTTCGTCATCTGGTTCTGGCTCCTTAGGGTTTAGCAGGTTAGAGAGTTCCTGTTTAATTTGATCCATAGCATGAATCTTTCCGCAAATATATGTATATTTGTCCATTTTGTCAACACCACCGCTCATTAACGTTTGAGCGCAGTCGTCAATCGCTTGATCTAGGTGTCTTTGTATCTTGTATATTACGTTTACCGGGTCTGTAGCTTCTGACATTTCTTTTATCCTTATCTCCTAGTTTATCCCAAAACTCGTCAAGAGCATTTGGTTCTTGTTTACAACATTCCCCCGATAGTACTTTTTCTTCCGTGTGGCAATCACACGTTTTTTCTTCTCCCATTTATCCCCCTAAATTTTTATTTGCCTTTGAATTTACTAAGTGTAGTAACCCCAAAACTTCCACCCACTATAGTAAGTATAATGACCCAGAAATAATCGTTGACATCTTTTAAAATCTCCCACCCTGCAGCCATCCAAGGCTGAGTCCAAGGTGTGAAATGTGCCAAAATAATGAGGCTCCAGAAAACGACCAAATATTCGTCTTTCCATGAGTTGGCAGTTTGTCTCACCTGTTCCATCTGAACACCAATCTTTGCTACGTCCACCTTTGCGGCTGCCTCTATCTCCTTTGCTTTGATGATTTTATCTTTTTCTAGTTTGTGAGAAATTGCGCCGACAGTCTTTTCGGTTATAAGTTTTGCTATAGGATTATTTAGTAATCCTCCTCCAAGACCTAAAAGTGGTTTGATAAGTAGCAGTGGGTTCATTAGTTGTTGAGTATTACCGCGATGAAAATTATAATGCCAACAGCAATTATAATTTTTGTTTTCTTAGTGGTTCCGTTCCACCATTCTTGGGCTTTCCATTTTATTTCGTCGATCATGATGACCTCCTTTTTTTTCGTTTTACACCTGCTTCGCTGAGCGCGATAGCTATGGCTTGCTTTTTATTTACCACTTTTTTCTTAGATTTACCAGATTTTAGTTTTCCTGATTTATATTCACGCATTACCTTGCTGATTTTCTTTTCTTTTTTCACGCTAATCCCATGTATGCAACTAAGTATTCTGCTTCTTCAGGTGAGTATCCGTTCTTAATATAACGATCATATGCTTCTAATGCTTCGTCTTCATATTTTGATCTTATAGGATCAATAGGAATGTAAGGGTTTGTTAGAGCTGGGTTTCCTGGTCTTGTATTTTTTTCAGTTTCTAAAGCGTTATATCTTTCTATAGCTAAGTCAGCTTGTTGTTCTGGAGATAAATAACCTCCTTGAATTTCAGCAACCTCGTCAGCAATAGCAGCTGTCATAGGCCCTGTGTATTTACGTGCAATTTTTGCGTCTTCGTCTACGTTTGCAAAAGGAACGCCAGGATCAGCAAAAGCGTTATTAAAATTTTCATCAGCTACAGCTTCTATAGATTGAGGATTTTTAGTAAAATATTTTCTTGCTTTGTAGTTTCCTATACCCGTCAAATCAGAAAGACTTTCTAGAGTTGGACCAAACATTGCTTCACCCAAACCCAAAATTCCTTTTCCGATTTGTGCGTAACCAAAAGTTCCAGGGGTTAATTGTGATGTACCAAGGGCGTTATAACCTGCACCAAGCATATTTTGTCCAGAAGAAAGAGCACTACCAAAAACATCAGAAACCATTCCATATGCTTCTTCAGGAGAGGTGTTCATTTTTGCTGATGCAAGTTTTGCTACGTTTTCGTTAACTCCCATCTTCATCAATCTATCTACAAAAGCCTCTTCTCCTAAAGTTTTAAAAGCTTCTGTAAAAGTTTTTTTATCTTCCGTTTCTGCTTCTTCATCTTCAAGAGCTAATTGATTAACTTTTTTTGCCATAATGTTTGGATTAACATTAGTATTAGCATTGGTTAAAGAGTTTGTGTTTAATAAACCTTGACCACTAAACGTAGAAGCAAGTCCTGTGCCCATCAAACCAGCGTCATAAGCCGATTGTATGTTCTGTGGATTATTAGTAAAATATCTTTCTGTAAGACCTATTGGTGTGTTGTTCTCACCAAACGTTACTAAATTTCCTTCTTCGTCAGTAAGAGCTAATCCGCTATAATCGGTTATCTTATTTTTATCATTATCTGGACCTTCGGGATTTCTCTCATTACCAAAACCATCCATTCCACCATAATTATCTTGACCTGGTCCTGTGTTATAGCCTGGCATTATTAATTCCCCTCTTTAATTGTCGCCTGCATCTGTTTTATACCATCTTTTGCAAGTGATACTGACGCTCTCATTTTAGCATGTTCATCATCTTGCTCAAGTTTATCTTCTGCAAGTTGTCTGTTTTGTAGTAGTTTTAGTGCGTCCATTTCAGCTTTTTGTTCGCCTTCTTCACGTTTTCTTTCCTCTTCTTTAGCTTTTAACTGCACTTCATCGTTCTTTAATCGTAATAATGGGTCATTATCGATCTGATTAAGCACTTTTTTCTCTTCTTCAAGGTATTCTGCCATTGTTTCAGCAATTAATACTGATTTTCTTGACTCAAGTGCCTCTGTAAGCTGTTTTACACGCTTTTGTGCCTCAACAAGTTGAGGATTTTGCTGCATTTGCTGCATCATTTGCGGATTTTGTTGCATTCCACCCATCATTTGTTGAATTTGCTGTTGCATTTGCTGCATTTCCATAATTTCGTCCTTAAATTCTAGCTGAACTTGCTCTGTTGCCATCAAAGTGATGTGTTCTAGTATGTTTTTTTGCAATGCTGCTAGTATTTGTGGGTTTGTACGTGCCATCATTGTACCCATAAAGCTTAAATGTGCATCCATGTGAGCTTGGTGGTCTTGTCCTGGGAAAGCTTTAAAAGTTTCTCCTGTCAAAGCCTTTAAATTTTCCATAGCTGGGTCCATTGGTTGTGGCTGTGCTGGTTTTTTTAATAACGTGTCAATGTTTTTTACACCTAACGCCTCATACATATCACGATACGCAACATATAAATTGTGCATCTTAGGATTAGACATTGCTAACTGTAATTGCGTTTGTGCAATACTAATTCTTTGTGTCTGTGAAAAGATATTAGGATCTGCAACAGGAATGATATCTACTCTCTCGTCAAAGTCAGTTGCAAAAATTTGTTTTTGTCCACCTACTACATCGTATGGATATTCTTTTGGTAAGTATGTTGCAAAACATTTAGCAAGTAACATAAACTCACATTTCATTCCAGCATACACTCTTTTGTGTATTGCTGACATAACCCGCGATCCACGTTCAAGTAATGCTACTGTCGTGCCTACTGCTGCATTTTGATTACCATCACCGACCTGCATATCAGCAATAGACGCGAATCGTTGACCTGCTTCTACAACAACACCCATTAACTGTAGTAATGTTCCATCAGGTCCTTTAAACGGCAACGGCATAAATGCGTCAGCTAAATTTCCACCAGGAGCGTCAACATCACGGAACTCTCCCGGCTGCAACGGTTGAGCTTCGTCTCTGACTCGGATGCCTCTTTGTTTGAATCCGGACGGTAAGTTAGACAAGGTGCCGGCGTCAAGAAGCTGTCTCAATGCTGCAGTTGCAGTTCGTGACAGTCCGCCGATCATGTGAATAAGGCCGAATCCATAGAAGCCTAGTCCTGGTAAAAACTTAAAGTGTACAAAATAATCTTTTTTCTTTTTAGACGGATCGTTCGCATCGAAATTTCTTCTGATTGCTAAAATCTGTCCTGATCCTTCATCAAGAGTAATGATGTAAGGAACTTTTAAACCTGTCTCTTCTCCTGTCTCTGGGTCAACTTCTCCAAAACCAGTAATAGACATTTCAACATGACATTCTAGTAAAGTGTATATTTCACTTTTTTCTAGTTCAGCCATTTCAATACCTTCTAGATCATTTTTCTTATCTCTAATTTCATCAGGTGCGACTGATCCAGATTGTGTCAATTCTATGTCACTGTAAAAACCTGTTAGTTGATTTTTTAATAAATCATTTCCTGTCATTCTTATAGAATGAATAACACAATCAGAATCATCTAATGATGTAGTTGTGTAAGGAACATATAAATCTTCTGCGGGCACAAACTTAGATACACAACGACCTAGTAATTGGTCGTAGTAAACTTTTTTAAATGTAGAACCTGACAGAGGTAAGTTAAATAACATTTGATCAAACTCTGGCTCGTACTCTTTCATTTCTACCATTAACTGATAGTTCATATAATCTTTAACACGTTCTGCTTGGTCTTCTCTTGCAGGGTCTACGTTTCCTACAATCTGTGTTCTAACTGGACCGCCTGCTGGTAGTAACTCTTTGTATGCAAGAGATTGAAATTGTGTAACAGCTTCTGCAAGTACAGGGTGTGTCGCGCCACTAGAACCTTGGAATGGTTCTGATCTATTTTCGTATTTAAAACCTAATAGGTCTAAACCTTTTGTATAAGTGTCTTCCCAATCTGCTCTTGATGATTTACAGCTTTCATAGTTTTCTAAAAGGTCGTTTGAAATTTCTTGTAAAATATCTTCTTCTAAAAAGTCGGCTAAGTTTTCATCATGTGATTGTCCGCCTTCAGGTACAACTGCTGCTGGATCAAAATCAACTTCAACACCGCCATCATCTGTTTCTTTTATTTCAACAGGCTGTTGTTGCGTTAAGTTCATTTGTATTTTTTCCAACTGAGCTTGCTGATTAGGTACTTTTAAATTTGTCCTAGTTTGTTTAGGTGGAAGTACTGGGTTGTTTTTATCTATAGCCATTATGCTGTCCTCTGTCTAAATAATGAACCTACTCCATTCGGCATCGGTCCTGCTTGTGGTGGCACTAATCCACCTAGTTTAAATCCTGGTTCTTGCTGTTTTGTTCTTTTTACAAAATCTTCTATTGCATTATCTACTTGCATCGTGGTTCCTCTAGTTGCAAATTCTTCAACGTTGCGAAGATCAGTTGTAACTTCATCCATTCCCATTGCATAGTTTTCAAAATCTCCACTAGGCTCAGAACCTTTTCTAAACTCTCCAACAAAAAACGATGGGTCTTCTGTAACGCTACGACCATCTTCAAAATATCTTTGCATTGATGGTTCGTACTCAAAACTAACTTGAGTACCATCATCCGCTACAGTATAAACATCTATTCGTCCTGTGTTTACATCTTCTACCATTTTATATTCAGTTTTACCATCCATGTATTTATACACCGCATTTACTTCACCTTTTTGTGGTGCTGCAGGAGATACTAAATTACCTTTTGTTTGTATCTTACTGACAAGTAATGGGAACCATTTAGGCATACCCGGTGCTGATAATGTTTTTGCTGCGGTGATACCTGTTTTTGCTGCAGGTAATAATCCTTTACCAGCAGTTAATGCTGCAGTGATCCCACCGCCTAACACACCAAGAAAACCTCTACGTGACATTGGCAATTTACCCCCGCCAGGAACGTCTTTACCATCAGCAAACCCTACACGACCACCTTTTGCCATTTTAGGTTTGTCTGGATCAAAAGGAAAAACTTCTAAAATTTCATCTATGTCTTCTATTCCTTCACTACCCATTTTCTCTAACGTTTTTTTGTTAATGTTTTCTAGCAATCTTGCTTTTTCAAACTCTCCTGCCTCCGCTAATAATTTTACTTTTTCTTGGTTCCTTACAAGTTGTTTTACCATGTCACCTGCTAAACCTGTTAACTGCTGATTACTAAGATGTTCTAGATCTTTTCTTATTTGCATTTTATCATCTACAAACTTGTCTGTTAATAGGTCGTCTACTTCTTGTGGACTTAAAGGGTTTTCAGGTGTGTCTATTTCTACTTTTGCTTTTCCAAAAAATTCATCAGGTGGAGTTTCAGTTGCAATAATTTCTTTTGCTTTGTTTTTTGTTATTCTTGCATTAGCAGGATCAGCTCCACCAGTTTCTCTTGCAGGGGGGTCTTGAACAATTCCTTTTTCAGGGTCAAACCTAACGTCACCTACTCCATGGTCGTATTGAAATTGTTTTAGTGCTTCGTCTTCTCCAAACTGTTCTGCTATGTCTTCATACTTTTGGTAATCTATTTTGCTTGCATCAAACTTTCCTGTTTGTGCTGCTGTTATTCCTTTTTCGTCGACACGATACTTGCTTAAATCAATAATATTATCTGTCTCTATATTTTTTCCAAGTTCTTGTATCTCTTCTAAGAACTCTAAAGGCTCGTCTCTCATCTGTATATCTGCGTACGCATAAAGTCTTTCAGTGTCGTCTATGGTTGACATCTTTCCAAAATTTCCACCTTCTGAATAACCTTCGTTCATTTTCTCAACAAGAGCGCGTTTTACTCTTCCGACATCCAAACCTGTTTTCTCTGCTATGAATTCAAACGTACGTTCTGGTCCGTCTTTTAACAAAGCAGATATACCTTGTGGTCTATTCATTACATCGTCTACTTCACCAGCAAAACGTTCTGCGTTAGCAACAATTGGTTCAAAATCATTTTTTAATTCTGCAACCATTGAGTCTACAGTATCTAAGTCTTGGTTTGTGTCTGTCCCTTTATATCTTTCTACAAAGTCGTCAATTTTGTTTGACAAATCTTCTACTTCAAGATTAGTCATACCCTTAGTAGCTTTAGCTCTACTGAGTAGGTTATCTATATAGTTTTTTATAAACAATGGTATCTTCATTAGTAGTATGTCCTCTGTTCATACGGCAAAGGTTCGTCTTCATAGTCATCTGGATGTTCTACAAAGCCACCTTGTCTAAATCTCATTACGGCTTGAGTCATACTATCCACTAAGTCATCGTGTTCCCCTAATGGAAATGCAGCGCACTCCTCAATAACCTCTTCAGCAAACTTTTTATCTGGTGCCCATACCATTCCAGCTTCAAATAGCGGTGCTACAGAGTTCACTCTAGTATGTTTATCATTTCCTTTACTAGGTGTAAAGTTAATAACTGGTATGCCTAGCTTACGCAATTCATACGTTAAAGGTAGTCCTGAAGCCTTAGCTTCCACGATCACCGTTTCTGGTTTCCAGTAATCATATTGTTCTTTTGCTTTCTTACGTAGTTCTGGAAACTCGTATCTATCTTTTACCATGTCTAATAGTATTAAATTAGGTGCGTCGCCTTCATTTGGACAAAATACACCCCACGTAGTTATGGCGCTGTAGTCAGCTGTTTCTTTTTTCATAAACGCTGTGTCATAAGATTGAATCACGTGCATTAATGCAGGTGGTTCTGGTTTGTCATACACCTTCCACCACTCACGCTTTATAATACTACCTTCAGCTGCTGTTGGATTTTGTTGGTATTGCGCATTCCATTTTAGTATACTCACGGATGCTTTTACCGCTTCCAGTTCTTCGAGCTTCCAATAACCGGGCCAAACGGGTTTCCCGCTTGGAAGTATGGCTGGGAATTCTATCACTTCCCATTGATCTGCTTTTGGTTCTGCTTGTCCTTTTATCAATTTTCCAGTTAAGTCAGCAACGTTCCATCGAGTCATCACCACAATTATCCTGCCTCCAGGTTGCAAACGCTGCCGCGGTCCAGAAGTATACCACTCATACACTCGATCGTAACTGGCCATGTTCATTGCGTCCTGCTCAGAATGTGGATCATCAATAATTAATAGATCAGCACCACGACCGGTTATTGAACCGCCGACACCTGCTGCATAATATTCGCCGCCTTGATCCGTTTCCCACTTACCAGCGGCCTTAGAATCTTCTTTTAATCTTGTTTGAAATATTTCTTGATACTCTTGCTGTTCCATAAGACCTTTAGCCTTACGACCAAAACGTACAGCAAGTTCTGCATTATTAGTTGCCTGGATTATTTTTAATTTTGGATTGTTGCCAATCATCCATGCAGGTAAGAAGTTGGATGCAAATTCACTCTTCGTGTGCCGCGGCGCCATGTTAATGATTAAACGTTTTATGTCACCATTAGCAACTTTGTTAAATTTGTCCGCCATAATTTTATGATGTTTGCCTTCTATAAAATCTGGCCACATGTGTTTTACAAAACTTAAGAAGTCATCGCGGATTTTTTGTTCTCCTTTTTTTTCTTCAAGGAGAAGCATTGTCTTTAAATATTCTTTTCTAGTATCTGGTGGTAGTTGGTTTATTTGTTCTGGGGTTAGCATTCGAAAAAATTTTGCAAAAAATTTTGCACCTTTGCTTTTAATGGTGAAAATGATTTTAGACCATATAAACATTCAAATCAAGCTATATATGGTATGTTGTTAGGATCCCTATACTATATGTGGGGGGTGGGTGGGCCCAAAGGCAACAAGCCTAGGAAAACGCTAGGGACCCCTCGCCAGTTTAGAATGAGTCTAATGTACAAAGATATATAAATAAATAGTTGACAGTATTTTGCAAATACAGTTAAACTATGGGATAACAAGAGAAAGGATAATATATGTATAGATGTACAATCTGCAACGCAGACAA